ACCTCTTGGGTCGCAAGTGCGCACTGCGCTCCAACATCGTTTGCGCGCTGGATTGCGTTACGTCCAAACGCGCGACCACCAATCACGAGACCGGCTGACTTCAAGAAGTCGGCGGTCGTGACTGATTTACTAACTGTCCCGTCAGCGGAGATGAATACTGCGTCGCCGATCAACAGTGTAACCGCTGCGAGTGCACGAATGACCTGTCCACCGCAAGCAATTTCGCTGTCGCCGCTTTCGTCTGAAGCAAGCGTCCAGGCCGTGAGGCCCGAGATTCCTCTGTTCTGTGGCATGAGTTATTCCCCCTCTTGCGTAGTAGTCAAGGAAGGAATAGCCGGAGCTCTATCGGCCTTAACTAACTCCGCGAAGAACTTTTCGACCTCTCGTTGCTCCGGGGACATATCGTGCTTACTTTTTGTGTCGTTCTTGAACTTCCTGACGATCAAAGCTATTGTGGCCTGCCGCCGCTTGATAATCAGGTAAGGACGTACAGCCTCAAGGAAAGCCTCGGCGATTTTAGCCTTGGCTGTCCAGTAGAAACAGGCTTTTCTGTTATCGTGTGCTGCATAAGCCTGTTGTGTAAACCCACCAAACCTAGACCTAAGCCACTCAAGAACGTCAAGGTTTGTGTTGGTCACACGAGCTGTTACGTTGTAACCTCTACCGCCGTAACGCTCAACACCGACGGTGCCTTCGCCGTCGAACAAGCCGGCCGCGTAAGCAACATCAGTATCCGTATGGATAACTGAGTTACTCATGTCGGATTAGCTCCGGCCCAAGCGTGGAAGTCCACGAACCAGATCAGGAAGCGCGTGGTCGCCTTGTAGAGCGCGGCGTCTGTCTTGAAGTCGAACGTGTCGTCGTACTCGATCGGACGACGCGTGAGATACTGCGAATCGTTCAGCCTCGAGTCAACGAGGAAGTACGACTCTGTGCTGACCTTGAACCGCGACACGACCTGCTTGATTCCAGGCAGACGCTTCGGAATCGCGTTGTCCTGGTTGTCAGCAGTGAACGGCTCCTGCGCCGAACCGAAGATCTGCAACGCCTTCGAGATGTACTTCGGCGAGAAGACAATCGTGTCAGGCTGCTGCCGCATCGGGTCGCCATTCCAGTCCTTCGCGAGGGCGTGAATGTCGATCAAAGCGTTGATTCCTGTCACCGAGAAACCGACAGGAGCCGCCGGTGCGTTGTCCATCGTGAGCCCTGTCTCTGAGCCGAACAGCGCGTGTGCAGTCTTGCACAACGCCGCACCGTCCAGACCCTTGAACGTGGCTCCGGCGAACGCATCGTCGAGGAGTGCTGCGGAGCGGTATTCGCTCGTGAGACGTGCAGCATGAGCGAGCCACTTCGAGGCCTGGTTGGCCTTCTTGTACTTGTCGTCCTCGACTGTTTTGCGGGAGATCGCGAATCCGAGCGCGAACTCCTTGTCCACCCCCACGACCTTACCGCTGATCTTGGGGTCTTCGAACGTGATTTCTTCGAGGTCACCGCGCTCCAAGAGGAGCCTCATTCCTGTGATAGCGGCGGCTTCGATTTCAGGACCGTCCATCGTTCCGGTGCGCAGGAACTGGCTGAACTCCGGGTCGTACATATTGAACTCGTCCCGGAAGTCCTTCCGCAGACCGGCCCTGAAGAGGTAGTTAAATGCACCTTGAGCGAGCACTAGTTGGGCACGTCCTTTCTCGAGCTAGACGATGACCCTCGAACGCTCATGTGAGCGCCAAGGCACCCCGCAGGGTGTGTCGAGTACTCTCATCTTCAATAGATGAAGACGAGTTGACTCGCGCTCGCTTACGGCGTCGCGAGGTTCGCTTCCAACACCTTGAAGAAGAAGATCTTGCTGTCGATGTCTACATCGACGATCTTCACGCGCTGGTTGGCAACGTCTGCCGCGTCCAGCGTCCACTCACCAGCGCCGCTCTTGAGGATAGAGTAAGTTTTACCAATATCCGTAAGAGCAGGTGTAACGGGATCTGTACCGCCGTTGACTGCGCGACCAGTAAAGATCGTTGTACGATTGGCCTTCGCCACGGAGACTTGGAAGACGTTTCCGGTGCGCGCCACTACGGTCGAGTCGAAATTAAGATTCGTACCCGGTTTTGATCCTGCAGCTTCCATCGCAATCCCGACGATCGCCGCCGGGTCTGCGCCACCTTCCTGAACCTTGCCGGTATTGCCCGCTTCATAAATCAGCACGGCGCCAGCAAGAAACGTTTGGCCCACAGTCACTTCCATTGACTGGACTTCTGGAGCGGTTGCTCCAGAGAATCGTCCGGGCCTAAAAATGCGTCCCAAGTGAAGCTCCTCCCTTCGTTACTTCTTCGGCGTGGATGTGAGACTGGGAATGTCGTTGGTCGCCTTCGCCGTGATGGCTTCGCGTATCTCCTCACGATGAGCGGCCCTAGCACTTCCCTCTTCTACAACGGGAAGCTCGCGAGCCTCAGTCTGTAGACGAGACTCGAAATCCTTTTCTTCGCGTTGACGAACTTCTTTCTTCTGCTGCGGAGATCCATGCATGGCAACGTATTGCTCCATGCGTACCTCTTCCATGATCTCCTTATCTTCCTTCGGACACACCATGAACACAACGTCGCCGATATGAGCGTAGCCATCCGTACCGCCATGAAGGCCGCGAGACTTAGCAAACTCAACTCCGTTCTCGAAGCCGAGAGAGGCCCAGCGATCGACCTGATCGACTGGAACCCACTCTCCGTGTTTATCAGAAGGCAGATCGATCGTCATCCTGTCTACGAGATAGCCACGTTCGAGGACACGAGCGATGCGAGCCTTCTTGCCGGCGCGTGCGACTTCCTTTGCGGCAGCGTCACGTTCGGCGTCCGTCACTTGGCGGGTTGCGCCGGAAGCTGTAACTACTTCGCGTTCGGTTGACATTATGCACCTCTCTTCGGCCAGGCGTCCTTTTTCACGACCTCGTCCGGCCTCATGTTCATACCAGCGAGGAACTCTTCTTCGGTCATATTGTTCTCACGCATCATCCGACGTTCGAGCTCTGAGAACTCGTATGCCGGCTTCGGGTGTTCAGGGCCGCTTGGGCCAGGAGCTGGCGACGGGCGGAGGTGAGGAGGCTGCATCGAACTCGGCACAGGAGCACCTGGAGTTGGAGGAGCAGGAGGAGCTGGGGCGGGTGCGGGCGACGGAGCAGGTGTCAATAGATCGATCTCCGGCAGCAAACCCGCCGCAGCCGCTCCGTAAATGGACAAGGCGGCAGCAGCGACCTTTTCACGAGTAACGGCGCCGGGAGTCCTCGCTACAGCTTCGTCGATATACCTTCCGGCCTTGGCGAAGATGGTTGCGTACTTCGGATCGGCCATCAAGTCGCCCTTAATCTGATCGTACTGCGTCCGAGGCCCGAACGTCTGAATGAAGTCGGTCAACGGTTTGATCGCCGCGGTGACCTCTTCCTTGATAAGCTCACGAGTCGTCGAGACCGGAGCGTCGAAGAAGCCCTTATTGCGATCGGCGTCGGAGACAGGCTTTGGCGCTGTACGAGTTTCGAGGTCTCGCACGCGCGCGTCTGTCTGCGCGAGCTGATCGCGCTGTTCTTGAATCGTCCGTCCGTACACCGAAAGCAGCCTGTCTTTCTCCTCTTGCGACAAGTGCGCGAATGGGCCACTTGGAGCGGGAGCGGGCGCCGGTGCTGGAGGCGCCGCGCTAGTAGGAGAAGGAGCTGGCGCGCTCGGTGTTGGGGTCGGAGCCGGAGCCGGGGGTGCCGGCGTCGGAGCGGGTGCGGCTGGAGCTGCTGGGGCTGCCATTGTCCTTTACCTCCACGCGAGTATCGTGGGAATCGTCATAGAGCGTTCGAGTAATGTCAAGCGCAAGGGTAACGCCCCGTGAAAACCCTCGCCTCTCAAAAGCTTCGTCTGGACTTTTGAACCCTTGAAGATCATGAAGAGCCGTTCGCTCCAATGAGTGCCATAATTTGAGCCATGCGATCCATCCCCGGGATTTCGCCATTTCCCTGAGATCCGTTACTTCTTCCGCCGACAGGAATTGCGTTAGGTCCGCTCGGGGTGGCACTTGAGGCTCCTGTTGCAATGTTTTCGAGTTCGCTTAGAACGAGCCGATCGATGTTGCGTATGTCGAATGACTGCAATATCTGACGCATGGCCTCGGTAGCGGCTGCGATTCCTTTGGTCATTACGAGCTTAATGAGCTGCGGGTCTTGTGAGAGCTGAGCAAGCTGCATCATGCTTGCATAATAACCCTGCAAGACCTGTGCTACTTGAGTCCAGCTTTGGCGATCGAGCAAACGATTCTGCTTAGCGCCAGCAGCGACGACTTCGAAGATTAATCCATCTCGAATCGTAGCCAGTGGCAGAGTGTATAACTGGCGCAGAAGGTCACCGTGCTCCGACCAAGTAAAATAGTCGATGTTCTTAGGTCCGAACTGGTGAATGTTGCTGAACACATCAAAGTACAGGCCACTCACGAACTCCTTAATGTTCGAATAATAGAAGTCGAACTTCTTTTGTGACTCCTGTACCTGTGAGAGTGCGCTAGTGGCCGTTCCGGGCGTCCCCGCTTGAGGCATACCGAGCGTAGATTCGTTGACTCCGGAGCGCATCTGCGAGAAAGTGAGGTCAGACTGCTCCAAAGCGAAGGACGAGCTTTTAACTTCTGTCATCGGCAACGGCTCGATGTAGCTCATGTCGTCAAGGAACCACATTTTTCCTGGAAATATTGGTTCCTTTGGGCCGTATCCTGACAACTTATGTACTTTAAACATCTGCATATTGGCAATTGTACCGCTGTCCAACGACTGACGGTGCCGAGTCGTGATCGAGCGCTGGAATTGCTCGTTTTGCTTGCAGATTCCAATCCCGCGCCAACGATTCTCGACAGTCATATAGACGCCTGTACGGTATGGGCGCCTAAGATCGACGTGATAGTTGTATCGAACCGCCATGATCGTGAACGAGTCGTGATGGAAATGGACTACGATCTCCTCATCACGACCATCTTGATCAATGTCGAACGCAAGCCAAAGCTCTTTCCAGTTTAAACGCTTCGGCCAGAGTGCGACGCGGTTCTCAAGCTTCTCTACATGACGCTCATAGTCACGAGATTTCTGCGCGAACGTGGCTTGCTGCTCTGGCGCGTTGACCCAGACCGAAAGCGAGGCGAAAGTCCCTGCGCGGAAGAGTCCGGCTTGCTCAAGTAGCTTGACTTCGTACGGTGAGCGCGAGTGTTCTTCGCCACACCATGCGGCAGTTTGAGGGTCTTTGTCACTGTGGCGCATTAAGAAGTTCGCATTGGGAACGGGATCGAGAGTCGCGCCGTCTTTGACTATGACGGGAAACTCTTCATCTCTCGTGCCGTCGGGAGATGGGCGAATAGCTTTCTTAACTATACGCTCATATCCCGACTTACCAATCCCGGTGCCGAACTTCTCAAGCTCAAGTACGCAAGAGTCAATCGGCTTGCGACACTTTACGTTATTTGTGAGCTCGTAATGAAGGTGATCTTCAAGAGGGCCCTCAAACTTTGTGAAGTCTCCTCTACGCGCCTTCGTGATTACGAGTGGCTCAACCGCGAACAACGTTTGCATTGAGCGAGCATGAATCGTCTCAACGGCGATCGCGGTGAGAGGAATGATAATGTTTGCCGCGCCCGTGAACGGAAACGTTTTGCGCTCAGTTGACGGCTTGGCCCAATAGTCAGTTTGAAATTGCTTTAACTCGTCAATCGCCGACTGACGCTCGAAGTCATGATTCGTGAGCTCGTCGTTGAGATACGAGATGAGACGCTTCTCGGTCTCGGGGTCGAGCTTGATGAGACGAGGATACATTTACAACGCACCAGCCTTCTTCTCTTGCGTGCGCTGGTACACGTATGTTCCTCCAACACCAGCCAACGGGCCGAGAATCGTCAAAATGGCTGCCGGGTCGATCTTGACTCCGAAGAGCATCCCAACAGCAATCGTTGCCGAGACTCCATAGAAGATGTAAAGTCCGGTCGGACGAGCTCTTGCTACGTACTTATCTGACGATTGAATCTCGGCGATGCTCTCCGACATAATAGTCCGAAGCGCATCGAGATTAATCTGAGCCATTGCTTCTTCGTGCTTTGCAAGCTCTGACTGTAGCGCCGTTTGCTGTTCAGGAGTAAGCGTCGCGTTCTGTAAGGCGGTCGCCGCGTCGTTGAATACGTTAAGTCCTAATACTTTGCCGACTCCCTTGAGCACCGTCGGGAGAAGCGCGAGAAGGTTCACGATGAGTATCCTGTCGCGAGATCGCGGCCTGCGAGGAGGTCTTGCTCCATTTCATGAATCTTGCTAAACCATTTCTCTTGCGACCCGGGGCGCCAGACTTCCATTCCTTGCGCGAGTGCGTCCAGCAAGTGATAGTTGTCGGTCGCGCCGAAGTTGTCGTATTCCCAGATAAGGTCGGTCTGACCTTCGTGGAATAGGATCTGGCCCGCCGAGAAGTATTGCGAGAGCCCCTTTACACGTTCCAACTTAACTTTATTCTTTGGCGGAACGTATGCGTGGAGCGCGAAACGAATGTTTCTTACTTGCATCTCGCGCTTCAGCCACGGCTCGTACACTGCCGAGAATACGACGTGCTCGATTGATACGATCCGCGGGTTCCACTTGAGCACGAGCTTGAAGAGCGCCTCAACGAAGTCGCTGGGACGCATTGGGCGCTTTACGGTCTCGAGGACGAACACGCGTTGCTTCTCGTCCGTGCCCGTTACGACGATTCCTGGAGCTCCGCTTACGGAAGGATCGATCAAGATAACTCGATCCAAGTCACGGATGAAGTAAGTCGTCGGTAGAGTAGTCGTCCCGAAGAACGCTGCTACTCTATCACGACCGATGAAATTAAAGTAACGCTTCCACTCCGGACTGAACTCAGCTAGTCCCTCATGCGGATCGTTGACGTATTGGGCTGCCCAGACCTTGGGGTTCTTCCGCAAGACCATGAGCGAGTCGGGCGTGAACTTCTCAGGAAAGATAGGAGTGCGAAGACCAGACACGGCGTCGAGCTCTTCGATGCGCCGAATGTACTTGATCATCTTCGGCCCATACACGGCCATCGCGTGTTGGTACACGTCGTCGAGCGAATACCTAGTGCCGACTAAATCTATATGATCCTTAGCAAGCCACACTAAGAACGATTGAATATTGTCGAACCATTGGATGCAAGCGTCACGCTCCGCTTTCGAGTCGCGCGCTTTGTCTCCAAATATATCGTCGAGTTTTATTTTATTATAATGCCTACCTTGTGATCTCCCTCCCGAGCCCATCGTATCGAACGTAGGCTCGGCCCAATGACCCGAACGTGGGAGCTCAAGCTCGAAGTTGTTCATTCGCTGAACCCGCGCCGAAGGAACACACTCGGGGAAGAGTCCCATTAAGAGAGGATTCGACGTAAAATGAGAAGTAATCTCGTACAAGAAACGCATCGCTCCGTTGTGGCCCTCATGAGCCAAGAGGATGCGCGCGTCGGTACCGAGTGAGCCGGGATGCGCGATCGCACCTTCGGCTATCTTCGGTACGGGGATGACGGTCTGAATGGAGTCGGTGATTGTCGCAAGCGTAGTCTTGAAATGGGAGCGCGGCATGAGCATCATGCGGAACTGCTCGAATGCCGTGCGCTCCATCCAGCGACAGAAGTGGCCGTGGAGCTTTTCGGATAGTTGGTTATACCCGAGGACAACTCGCGCAAGGAAGAACAAGTCAGTCTTCGCCATCCAGCGAAGGTGAGCGAAGTCCTCGTCTGCTAGACGCTCATATTGAGACTCACCCTTCGCGCGAGCGAGGTCGATGTTCTTCTGGTCGAACAGCTCTGACCATTGGGAGTCTGAAAGAGCGCGCTGGTCGCGTTCCGTCACGCAGATTCCTTAAGCTCGACCGCTTCGACTTCGATTGGCTCAGGAGGGTTCAACTCGTGCGCGCGTCGCGTTGCAGCAAGCCCGCCAGTGATCTGCGCGGCAAGCTCTGGCGACACGATGAGCGCGTGACCGATGTTCGTGCGATTCGCGTTCGCTTCGTCCTTGAGCTTGCCGAGGCCCTTGAGGACGGCCAACCCGCGATCAGCGACCTGGAAAGGAGAGCGCTGCGCGAGATCGTCGTCGTAGAGGACTTCGGCGATGCGCTGCGTTGCTTTATCGGCGAGTGCCTCAAGACGCTCAGGAATCTTTACTGCCATCCCGTCGCGGAGTTTATCGAGCATTAAGCGTCGCGTGAGGGATGCTTCGGGCGTGTTGAGGATGTTTGAGACGTGCTGGGGAGTATAGTTATACATCTCGGCGATCTCCGTGTTCGACTTGCCGAGAGTAGAAAGCGCAACCATCTGCTCATACACGAGCTCCCACCTGCGCGGGCGCCACTTCATGAAGCGCGCGGGGCGTTCGAGCGTTGCGGGAGCGGCGATCATGCTCATGTTTACACGAGTCCTAGCGCGTGCATGAGTTCGGCCCAAAGCGCAAACATTGTCAAGCACGCAGCAGAGTAGAAGAGCGACCACCCTATGCTATCAGGGTAGTAGCTCTTGTGGCGCTTCATCCACTCGCCAAGTTTAACGGCGAACTCAAGGGGATAGATTTTCATGTCGTCAGGGCGTTAAACCCGCCAGCCTTGCATGGAGCTGGAACTCCTCTTGTGTTTGATCGTAGGCGGCTTGGGCCTTGCGCGTTAACTTGTCGGCGGTGGCCTGATCGATCACGCCGTCCGCAACGCGACGCTTCATATGAGCCGCGACTGTTTGCATCCGTGTGAACGCGGTCGCACGAGCGGCGCCGAGGTCTTCGAGAGATTGAGGCTGTTGAGGAGCTGTCATTTCTTTCTCGGCTTCTCGCCGCCTGCGATCGCTCCGAAGAAGCGCTTTTGTTTTCCTGTCAATTCGTGCCCGCGCACACTCCCGTCGCTCAAGATTGTTTTAGCTTTCGTAGACGTGAGTTTATGCGCTTTGTTAGCTGCCCGCTCTTCCCCTTGGGCAGTTGGGTTGCCAGGCTGGTTGCGGCCCGAGGCAATCGAATGGGACGCCCAAAATGCTTTAGTCGAGCCACCCATGACTCTCCTTAGTTCTGGATGTATTGCTTGCTCGCGCCGAATGTGCGCGTAGCAGTGACATTGCCGCTTGCATGGATGCGGATGCCCGTGAACGCCAACGCTTCGAGCGGAAGCCTGCAAGCCTTTCCAATTACCGTCGGAAGCTGGAAGTCCGCCAGCACGGCGCCATTGAGAATCTGCAGCGTACTCCAAGTCCCAGCTGCGCTCGGCGTTACATCGTCCGTCACGTCAACCGTGTACGTAAGCGCGCCGTCAACAGCGGTCTCGCTCGTGACGCCCACGACTTCAGCGTCCCCGTACACCTCACGAGCAGTCCAGATGTTTGAGAGCGCTTGACCGTTCGGGATAACGAGATCGGCCAGCTTGACTGTATCGCGGGTTGCCATTTAGGCGCTCACCTGTTGGACAGAGATCGACACCATGTCGTTCGCCCAAGCAGGATCGGGCCTGTGTTCCTTGTTCGCGTGTCCGGTCAACGAGACGTTTACAAACCCGCCAGCGTCAGGCTGTACGCTCGGCAGAATTCCCGCGAACGCCATTAGCGCTGACTCGAACTGTTCTACGACCTCCGCGCTCGGCTCCTTGTATGCACTCGCGAAGCTCTCTCGCAGCAAACCCTCCGCGTTCGGAGGATTACATTTTGAGGCGCTAACTGACCAGCTCATGCTTCCTCCTCAGTAGAGTCCGCCGTTGCCGTCGCGGCAATACCGCCGCATGAGAATAAAGATAATACAACCGCCCTCAAAAGTCAACCCCGTCCACGTGGCCGATTCCGTGTCCGTTCGACACTCTCGCAATCCCTCTCGTACTCTCATCTTCAATCATTGAATCGAAGTTCATCCCCTCGACCAGGAGTTATATCTAAAAGTTTTGCGCTAATTGTAGGAGCGTAATTGGTGGTGCCGCGACGTGTTTTTTCCCCTCACGGGGTCTCGGGGAGGCCGAGAGGATCGCTGGCCGCATGAGTAATGGTGTCGTGACAGCGCCAGGGCACGAGCGACCCGCGTCGCAAATTGCGAAATGAATGCTTGCATAGTGCGGTATTGACAAGCGCCGGGTCGCCCATTAAGTTGTCCGGCGTGGGGGCGGGTCGCAGGTTGACCCGGTTGGTATTGCAAAACGCCATACCTCACAAATCGTCAAGCGTGTCGAAACGTCACACTTGACAAACGAGTGGCGGGGTTGTATATTACCCTCGTTAGCATAACCGGGGCGCGGCGGAACCGCGCAAGCTCTTTGACATAGGAGTACTCACCATGAAGCAGGGAACAATCGATCTCTCCACCAAGCGGAACGGGAAAGAGGTCAAGTGGCAGGCGAACGCGCCGCAGGTAGAATCCGTGGAAGAGCTGGTGACGTTCGCCGGTGACGCGGACAAGGCCCTCGAGTGGGTGAACGGACACCTCGCGATCGACGCGGGGAACGCGGGTCGCCCGCGGGTTCGTGACGCCGAGGACACCGAGTCTGACGCGGACGCCATTGCGGCGGCTCAGAAGCGCACCGCGGAATATCAGCCGCGCGGCGTGAAGGTCGGGACGGGCACCGCCTCGAAGGCGAAGGCGCTCGACGCAATCCGCGAGTTGCGGGCGGCGGGAAGCCTCACGGACGACGCGCTGGACGCGCTGCTCGCGAAGTTCGGGGCCTAAGCCTCGCGGAAAGGCCCTCAGGGAAACCTGGGGGCTTTTTCACGCCCATAAGTAAGAATGAGTGAGTGCTCACGAGTTTACAAGTGTCGAACGCATGCTCAGGCGTCGTAGGTGCCGTGGACGTCGTACGGGTCATGCGGGCCCTCGTTTGACCCGTGCCGGGGCGGGGACCCCCCCTCCCTAGGTCGCAATCCCCGCAAAATGCAAAATTGCAAAATGCGAAACGAGCTGTGACTGGTAGGCTCAGTTAAAAAAAAAAATAAGAAATAACTACTCCCCCCGATATAGAGAAGAGATTTTACGAGGGGGGGGGGGGGAGAGCGATAA